TGCGCACGCTCGTCTGGCCGCGCGTTCTCTGATCGCTAACGATCAGCTCTTCAATTCCTTTTTGATAAAGCGACGCCCACACGCCAGTTCGCTCGTCATCGCGCAAATAAGGCGCGCTTTGTACCAGCGTGCCGTAGAGATAAATGTCGGGCGCAATATCGAGTAACCAGTTACTTGTGTTGCTGTCAGTGAGCGGGTCGATCTTCCCGTAGTAAACAAGCTCGCCCGTATAGCCCGTGCCGTCTGGCGCAGGAAACACTTGGATTTCAGTGCCGACATGCGTGTAGTAGTTCGGCTTGCCAGTTGCGCTGCTAGAGCTTTTGAGCTCGTTCATCGCTTCGTTCGTTACATACTCAAGCGGATGAACCGGGTCTGTTTTTAAAACCAGCGACACACTTTGATACCAGTCTGCCGGCGTCGCCGAATACTCGCTGTCGATTGTTGCGTCGCTGCGAGTGATCATCTTTCGATGACGGATCGTTCGCTGGAACTCTGCTTCAGCGAGCGAAATAAAATCTGTGATTGCCGACGTAAGGTCGGTGCGGTTTAGCCAATCCGCGACCGCTGCCTGCAATTCTGAATAGGTCGTGACTGCCACTAGACGCGGCCTCCTCTCGTCCTAAAAAACCGATTGTCAGAATCGTTTAGCCACCTCTTAAAACGGGCAGGGTCATCAACGATGCCCTGCCGTTTCAAGTCGTAGTAAAGGTTCAATGGGATCGACGCCACCTTCGACCACTCACCATATTTTTGGTGCTTGTCGATTTCATTAGCCGAGCGCTTGTTCGCTTCGATAATTGCTGTCACGTCCTGCGACTCGCTGATGATGATCTGGTCATCCTTCAATGAGTCGCCTGACTCGTAGACAAAATCAGTCTGCGTGCCAAGGATCTCGTCAATGTTTAGTGTGCGTCGATGTTCCATCTTTCACCTACTAGCTGGTTGACAAGTCAGCCACTACACCAAGCCCTGCTTCCTGGTTGACCTGGAGGCCGACCTCAGCGAGAAGCATGTACTTAGTTGCGTCACCAGTCTTAGCGAGCTCTTCGCTCTGGATAGGACGCAGCGTAGCCAGTTCACACATATCGGGATCAACGATGTAGCAGTCGCGTGCTCGTGAGAAACGAGAAGGAACGATCTGTACAGATCCGAAGTCACTCATGTAAACGTCAGCCGCACCGATGATGGTGGTGGGTGAATCAGAAGGAGCCATGTAACGCTGAGCCGCGATACCAGCAAAGCCAGAGATCACAGTCTTAACGTGCGGACCAACCATTGCCATCTTGGGCTCACCGCCTTCTGACCATACCGATTGCAATACAGTCTTGAGCAGAGTTTCAGTGATGGCGCGCTGCGTACCGTCAGTAGCGGCAGCGTTAACTACGCCGCTTGATACAGTGGGATCTGCACCGCCTGTTCCGCGTGAAGTGTTGGTCTTGATGAACGCAGACAAAGAAGCAGTCTTGCGAGCGGTTGTGTTGTTACCAGCTACTGCTGCTTGGTTCACGCCGCAAAGGTTGAACTCCATGTCGCGCTTGAGCTCGTCGCCCTTCTTAGCGAGTTGGTAAGCGATCTCTGATCGGCGACCAGCGAGGTCTAATGCACCGCCGAGGTTGTCAGCAATGATGAAGTCCTTGCGCATGATCTGCGTGTAGTTACCGAGTCGAGAAGTCGCAGTCACTGCAGTGTAAGAAGACAGATCATCACCATCGATCTGTGCGTTAGCTGCTGCAGCCGCGAGCGAGTCAGTCTGCCACTCGAAGAAAGTGTTGCTGACGTTGCGACGCTTGGTCATGTTTGACACGAAAGGTGTCGTTTGGGGCGAGATGTTGAAAATTACATTCGCTAAATCTTCACGAATGCCGACGGCACTATATTTCGTGAAAGTGTTAGTTACGATAGCCATTGATTAATTCCTTAGAGCATCGATTCAAGTAATGAGGCCGCATCATCCATGCGACCACTCCTAGCAAGACGTTGACGAGCTGACTTCTGCTTCCTTGAACTTGGCTTGGCTTGCGCCTGGCTGCTGCCAGGTCTAACCACTTTGGATCGACGGCCGTCTTTCGTTGCGCGCTTCACGCGCTTTTGGCCTCGGTCGTAGAGCATTGCTTTGCGCAGCACTTTGATGTGGTTTGCGCGAACTAGGGCTTGCAATTCTTCTTCTGCAACACCCGAGTTAATCAAATACTCACGGAGCTCTTCACGTTCTTTCGCCGCAACATCCTCGTTCTTCCACTCAGGGATAACGTCGGGAAGTCGTTGTACTTCCTCGGCTAAGACCTGCTGCATTGCCTGCATTTGATACTGTCGATTAGCCTCTTCCACTCTCTGCTGTTCGAGTTGTATCGCCTGCATTTTCTGTTGCTTGGCAGCTTGCCGCTGTTGCCATTGGCGTTCGAGTCGCGTCGCCTCAATCGGATCTTCGTCGTACATCTTGTCGAAGTCCGGGGCGGGCTCATCCATTCCGTTCAGTTGTTGCTGCAGTGCCCCAAGAAGTTGGGCGTATTGCTGTCGCTCTAGTAACACAGCATCCCGGTCTTGCTCGAACGTCTTGCGTTCTTCCGATAATGCTTGCGACTTCTTTGTGTAGTCTGATTGACGTGAGTAGCCTGCCTTGAGCTCGTCTAGCGCGACCTCGACTTCCTCTCCGTTTACTTTAACGGTGAAAGTCTGGCCGTCTGTCTCAAGCTCGTCTGGCTCTTGTTCATCATCATCCAGATCGATCTCTTCTTCATCTGCTTCGAGCTCCTCGTCGGTGTACTCTTCTGCAGCTTCATCTAAGACCTCGCCCTCATAGGACTCGTCAACGCGCTCTTCTGAATCTTCTGCCGTATCCTCTTCCGAGGGGGACAACATATCCAATATCGCGCTTTGCGCTGAAGATATCCCCAGATCTGGAGATTCTTCGCCTTCAATTCTATCACTCATAATTTCAGTTGCTCCTTTGCTTTTCGAAAGCAATCGAGTCTGCCGCCGCCCTCATGGCATTGATCAGTTGGTCGAGTGCTTGTAATTTCGCGTGAATGCGTTCCCGCTCGTCGGGCTTGCGCTCACGTTGCCACGCTTCAAAAAATTCGTACTTCACCCTGTCCGTCAAAGTCTGGAAGTCAGGGTCATCGAACATTCTCTGAATGTTCTCCAGGTACTGGTGCTCAGACTTGGCCATTCACCGCACCCGCAATTTGTCTCACTACCTCACGATCTCGATCGGCGTTCGCCTTGATCTCAGCGATGTTCACCTGGGCGCCGTAACGCGCTTCAAGCTCTGCAGCCTTCAAGACCATGTCGGCCTCATCCTTATCTCGACGCCGATCGTCTTCGCGCATCATCTTCTCGCGCTCTAGTTCCAGCTCGGCTTGCTTCTTCTGGATATCGACCTGGAGCGCCTGCATTTGCAGTTGGATCAGTTGCTGGTTCGGGTCAGGCTGCTGCTCTTGCTGTTGCGCCTGGGCCTGCATCTGCTGCATGGCTTGAGTTGGGTCCATAAAGAATCGGTTGATGTCCTTGAACCCGGCGAGCTCTAGCATTTGTGTGAGCGTCGCGTAGTAGTTGGTCGGGCTGACCATTGGATTCTGCGGGCCAAGTTGCTGCATGATCATTTCTTGCTTTTGCGCGACCTGCTGCAACATGCCCATGCGCTCTTGATCGGAGCCGCGACCGAGGTGGACATTACTAACCACGTCCATTTCCGCGTTCCAAACATCGGGCGACATAGGCACAAACTGGTTGCGCAAGCGAATCATGCGCGGCTGATCTTGATACTGGATGATTAGCCTTAGCAGACCTTTGTAGAGGCGCGTCATGCCGTTTTCTGCGAACAGGCGACTAATCATCTCAATGCGTTGCTGCGCCGCTGAGATCGTCTGCTGGACGGCCATGAGCGTGCTCGATTGGAGTTGCTCAGGTGCTAGACCGTCGGCGGCTTTCGATATCCCAGTCCGGTTCTCTTTGAGTTGATCGAGGTACTCCATCATCGGGAATGCCGACTGGCCAACGTAAGGCAGGGTGAAAGGAACAACCGCGCCAGGGTTGCGCATGCGAATGATGCCGCCGGCCTCGACGTTCATCACGTCTTCGAGCGAGGCTTGCCCTTCTACAATGCCGACTCTTGGATGAGTAGACATAGCAAGAGAATCAAGACTTGCACGTAGCACTGCCGACTTGATTCTCTGAATGTCCATCGTGAGGTCCGCGATCGAC